ACCGAACCTACTCACGGCGATCCAATTCACTCGGCACGCGGAAGGTTCTGGTGAGATTCCCCTCCGCCTACTGCTGACATAACCCCTGTGACTCCAACGGGTTCCATGAATTGTGGAGGTGCCCTTGATCTGGTGGCAACCTCCCATGCGATATCGTTCATGGTGGATGTCCCCGCTATGCGAGACATACGGAGCTGCAAGGCTGGGCTGCACGGCTATGGGCGCACCACCTTGCACCGATCGAGCCGATGCCGCCTGACAATGACCGGGACAGGCTCAAGTGGTGAAGCGCAACAACCACGGACGCATCCATGGTCGTAGAGGACAGCAAGCGCTAGAGCGCAGACGGGCACTGAACCCACTATGCGCCGAGTGCCTGGCCCAAGGCATAGTCAGCGTCACACACCAGATCGACCACATCATCCCGCTCAGCAAAGGCGGAACCGACACAGACGACAATACGCAGGGACTGTGCCGCACTCACCACGAGGCAAAGACGGCAAAGGACTTGGGATATCGCATTAAGCTGCGTGTCGGTCTTGATGGTTGGCCGGAACATCAGTAGAACACACGAGTGCGGCAATGGCCTACTTCGTGCGAGTGGTGTGGCTCTGACATGGAGCCAAGGCCCCTGCGCAGAGTATGTAGCAACGCTTGCATGGTAGCGTCCTACAGGGCGCGCAATCCAGACAGACTGAAGCAATATAGAGCCGCTGAGGTAAGGCCGAAGCAGACAAGGCAATGCGGGTGTGGTGCGATCATAGCGCCCCGCAGGCGCAGTTGTGATGACTGTAAGCGCCAAAACGCTCGCAGACTGTCGAGAATTGCATCAGAGCGCAAGCACGCCAAGCATCCGAGAGCGTGCGCGGAATGCGGCGCTATCTTTCAACCGAAGTATGGCGACAAGCTGCGCGCATTCTGTTCACGGCCATGCAGAGCCAAGGCGGGCAAGCGTTCGGCAAGGCTTAAGGGTAAGGCCCGCAAGAGAGCCGCTACGGTAGAGACGGTTAACCCAACAAGGGTGTTCATGCGGGATGGGTGGAAGTGCCACTTGTGCGGCGGAATGACCGATAGGTCGCGGCGCGGGTCGCCGCACCCCAATGCACCCGAGCTCGATCACATAGTTCCATTGAGCAAAGGCGGCGAACACAGCTACGCCAATACAGCCTGCGCGCACAAGCGGTGCAATGCGGCCAAGTCAGACAAGATCATCGGACAGCCCAGCCTCCTCGTTGCATAGTGGAGGGGGCATCCGACTTTCAGAAAACGCACAGCCGGACAGCGGTCGCGCAGTCGAAAAAAATAACCAAACCCAATTTCGTCAGGTGAGCATGGGAAAGCGTTCTCCGATTACCAGCCCATCTGAGGCCGTTCGCATCATCCAGGCTGCGACGATCGATTTGCAGCCACCGGCTCACATGGTTCTGGACGATTGTGACTGGCCGCACTGGCGCAACGTGGTTGCCGAGTTCGCCCGCGCCGAGTGGACCGATCACCAGCTTGAGCTGGCAGCGATGCTGGCTCGCACGATGGCAGATTTGGCGAGGGAGCAGCAAACCCTCAGAACGGAAGGGTATATCTCCGTAAGGGAGAACGGCACGAGCGTGGAGAATCCGCGCGCCCGCGCGGTCAAGTCTCTCACGGGGGACATTTTGAGCCTGCGCCGCTCCCTCGCCCTTCACGCCCGCGCGCGAAGTGGGGATTCGCGCAACGATGCGAAGCGGCGCGACGTGGGGAAGGCGCTCGAAACGCAACTGGATGACGAGCTTCTCGCCCGTCCGCACTGATGACTCGTGGCGAGAAGGTAATCGCCTTCATTCATCGATACTGCCGGATACCAGAAGGGGCGAAGGTCGGACAGCCGATCCAGCTTGCCGAGTTCCAGCAGCAGTTCATTCGCGAGATATACGACAACCCCGCGGGAACGCGGCGGGCCTATCTCGCGATTGCGCGAAAGAACGGCAAGTCGGCTCTGATCGCCTGCCTGCTCCTGGCCCATCTGGTCGGGCCGGAAGCGGTGTTGAACTCGCAGCTGGTTTCTGGCGCTCGGTCACGGGATCAGGCGGCACTGGTGTTCGCTCTGGCAAGCAAGATGATCGAGCTTTCGCCTGAGCTGCGCAAGCTCGTTCGGATCGTGCCATCGGGCAAGCGCCTGATCGGCCTTCCGATGAACACGGAATACAAGGCTCTGGCAGCAGACGGGACGACGGCCCACGGCCTTAGCCCGGTCCTGGCGATCCTCGATGAAGTTGGGCAGGTCAAAGGCCCGCAGGACGATTTCATTGACGCGATTACAACGTCGCAGGGCGCGCATGACAAGCCTTTGCTGATTGCGATCTCGACGCAGGCTCCGACCGACGCGGACCTGTTTTCGATCTGGCTGGACGACGCCGAGCGGTCGGGAGACCCAAGCATCGTCAGTCACGTTTACGCTGCTCCTGACGATTGCGCGCTGGACGACGAGGAGGCGTGGAAGGCTGCGAACCCGGCATTGGGATTGTTCCGGTCGCGCAGGGACGTTGAGGAGCAGGCGGCGCAGTCAAAACGGATGCCGAGCGCGGAGAATACGTTTCGCGTCCTGACGCTCAATCAGCGCGTCAACATGGTCGCTGCGTTCGTGTCTCCGGGCGTGTGGAAGGCCGGCAACGGTGCGCCCGGAGAGCTTGACGGAGTTGTCTATGGCGGACTCGATCTCTCCGCCACAACGGACCTTACGGCGCTTGTTCTCACATGCCGTAAAAACGGCGTGGTTCACGTTCGACCGTTCTTCTGGATGCCGCTCGATTCCGTCTCCGAGGCAAGCCGAAGGGACAAGGCTCCTTACGACGTTTGGGTTCGGGACGGGCTTTTGCGCACTACGCCCGGCAAGGTTATCGACTACGATTACGTGGCGCGGGACATCGGGGACATCTGCTCCGGTCTATCGATCGCCAAGATAGGGTTCGACCGCTGGCGGATGGACCGGATGCAGCAGGCGCTTGCGCGGCAAGGCGTCGAGCTGCCGCTGGAGCCGTTCGGGCAGGGTTATATGAGCATGTCGCCAGCGCTCGACGCGCTTGAGGCGGACTTGCTGAAGGAATGCGTTCGGCACGGCGGGCATCCGGTGCTCGCGATGTGCGCTGCAAATGCGGTGGCGGTGAGCGATCCCGCCGGGAACAGGAAGCTCGACAAGGCGAAGGCGACGGGCCGGATTGACGGCCTCGTTGCATTGGCAATGGCGGAAGGGGTGGAGGCGATGATGCAGGAAGTCGTTCCCGTCTCCCCGTGGGATGATCCGAGCTTCTCGCTGGTGAACGTCTGATGGGGCCTGACGATCCTATCTTCGCCGAAAAGCGGATGATGACCAGTTTTCCTGGTATCGAGCGCCAAGGTGCAAACCTCCTTCATGTGTTCGGTATTGGGGACATCGCACTTCCGACTGTCACGATAGACATGGCCCTCACGGTTCCGGCTGTGTGGGCAGCAGTTTCATTCCTATCTCGCACGCTCGCGGTTCTTCCGCTGCACGCATATCGAGATACGGCATCTGGCCCCAAAAAAATCAACGGCGGTATTGAAACGCTCGTGCATGACGCTCCGAACGAGGAGTGGACCAGCTTTAAGCTTCGCCAATATTTCTGGCAGCAGGTGTTCACCGGCGGGCGCGGGCTCTCGTGGATTCAGCGGACAGACGCGAAAATAGAGTCGCTGTGGCCGATCACCAATCCGGCGACAATGCAACTGACACGTTCAGCGCAGGGACGTACTACCTACAAGCAAGGCAGCAAGACATACGCGGCAAAAGAGATCATAGATGTGCCGTTTATGCTCAAGGCCGACGGGCTGACGGCATACAGTCCTCTCGTTCATTGTGCTGAGACGATCCAGATCGCCCTCGCTATGCGCAAGTATGGCGCAAAGTTCTTCGCAGGCGGTGGCGTTCCTCCGTTGGGCCTTTATGGGCCAACCCCAACTGGACCAGAGGCCATGCGTCGCGCGATGGCGGATGTTCAGCGGGCCATCGACGCAGCGCGTGAGTCGAATGTTCCGATCGTCAATCTGCCGCCTGGATATGAGCTAAAACCTATCGGATTTGAGCCAGAAAAAGGCCAAATGACGGATGCTAGGCGCTTTGAAGTAGAAGAAATCGCCAGAATCTACAATATTCCGCCCGCCTTTCTGCAAGACCTTACTCACGGAACATTTTCCAACACAGAGCAGCAGGACTTGCAGCTGGTCAAACACCTTATCGCCCATTGGGCACAAGCGCTCGAACAGGAGATGAATCTCAAGTTTGGGCAGACCAACCGTTACGTCGAGCACAATCTTGACGGCCTGATGCGGGGCGACTTGCTCAGCAGAATGCAGGCTCACGGGCAGGCTGTTCAAAACGCAATTCGCACGCCGAACGAGGTTCGCGCTCTGGAGAACCTTCCGCCGCTTCCCAGCGGCGACGATCTACTCATCCAAGGGGCGACCGTGCCGCTGGGCACGCAACCACAAGAGCCGGGAACGCCACCGCCCGCAGACGGGGGGACTAATGAAGCTTGAACGCAGGGCGCTGAGCGCTCCGCTTGAGGTTCGCGAAGAGTCGCGGACGATCGCCGGCTATGCGGCGGTGTTCAACAGTGAGACCGATATCGGCGGGATGTTCCGCGAGCAGATCGCTCCTGGCGCATTCAAGCCGTCGCTTTCCGCCGACGTGCGGGCGCTGTTCGACCATGACACGGCGCACGTTCTGGGCCGGACGAAGGCCGGAACACTACGCTTGCGCGAGGATGACCGCGGCCTAGCCGTGGAGATCGACCTTCCCGATACGCAGGTTGGCCGCGATCTGCGCGAAAGCATGAGTCGTGGCGACATCGACGGAATGAGCTTCGGGTTTCGTGTCACCAAGCAGGATTGGGATGAAAGCGGCGATACGCCGCTGCGCACGATACGCGAGGTTGAGCTTTTCGAGGTGAGCGTCGTGACGTTCCCCGCTTACGCAGACACCGAGATTGCTCTTCGCTCGCTTGAGGGTGAGCGATCGGAGCGCGAAAAGGCCGCGCATAACGCCGCTCAGGCCCGCGCCCGCATCGCCGCGCGCAAGGCCGAAGCAGAGCAGAAGTTTCGGGGCATCAAGCCCGAATGATCCCCGCGCAAGCGGAGCCGTAACAGCCCTTCGGAAAGGCAATTCGCACCGTCGCGAGACGGCGCTTTCCCTTTGACGGAGTTACACATGAACCTGACCGAGATGCAGGACAAGCGCGGTCGGCTTGTCACCCAGGCCCGCGAGGCGCTGGAGGAAATCAAGACCAACACCGACGAGAGCCGCGCGACCGAGCTGGAGCAGCGCCATGACGCCATCATGGGCGAGCTGGACAGCCTCGACAAGACGATCGAGCGCGAGCAGCGCGTCGCCAAGCTGGAGAAGGAAGCCGCCGAGGCCCGCGAGCAGCGCCGTCCAGACCAGGGTGGTGAAGCGCGCGGTGCAGACGAGCCGGTGAAGCCGGAATACCGCGATGTGTTCGCCAAGCTCTACCGCTCCGGTTTCGACGTTCAGGAGCTTTCTTCGGAAGAGCGCCAGATCCTCAGGGCCGGCGTTGCCGACCTCAAGGAAATGCGCGCCCAGACGGCGGGCTCGAACGGAGCTGGCGGTTACACCGTTCCGACCGACCTCGAAGCGAAGATCAGCGAAACGCTGAAGATGCACGGCCCGATGTATGACGAGGCGATCTGCACCGTCATCACCACGTCCGCCGGCAACCCGATCGACTTCCCGAAAACGGACGACACGGGCGTTGCGGTTACGCAGCACACCGAAGCGGCGGCGATGACCGACGACGGCGGTTCCGACGCGACCCTGACCAAGATGACGCTGAATGCGTATGCCTACGACACCGAGTGGGTTCAGGTGTCAATGGAGCTGCTTCAGGACTCGGCGGTCGATTTCGAGCAGTTCATCGCCAACCTGCTTGGCAAGCGCCTTGGTCGCCGGCTCAATACCGAGCTGACCACGGGCGACGGCACGGGCGACCCGAACGGCATCGTGACCGCTTCGACGCTCGGCGTCACCGCTGCGGGCACCGCTGCGATCACCGCGGACGAGCTGATCGACCTCCAGCACTCGGTCGATCCGGCTTACCGGGTGAGCCCGAAGGCGCGCTTCATGCTCAATGACAGCACGCTCAAGGCTGTCCGCAAGCTGAAGGACGGCAACGGCAACTACCTGTGGCAGATGGGCGATTTCCGCACCGGGGCTCCCGGCGCGATCCTGGGATCGCCTTACTCGGTGAACCAGGCGATGGCTTCGCTCGGCGTGAGCGCCAAGGTCGTCATTTTCGGCGACTTCGGCGAATATCTCGTCCGCAAGGTCGGCGCGCCGGTCATCGGCGTCCGCCGCGAATACTACTGGCCGAACATCGGCCTCGCAGGCATCGTCCGCGTGGACGGCGACCTGCTCCAGACGGGCGCTGTCAAGCACCTGATCTGCGCGGCCAGCTAAACTGGCTTGAGGGCGGGGTTTCGGCTCCGCCCTCTTCTTTCCCGATAGTGGAGACGCCGATGCGCATTCGGATGCTGACCTGCTACGCGGGTGTGGATTTCACGGTCAATGCGAACGAGGAAACCGAGCGCTTCTCGGACTCGGAAGCCATTCGCATGATCGAAAACGGCACAGCCGTTCCGGCTGCCCCTCCGGTCGAGCGCGCGGTCAAGACCGTGCAAGAGACGCGCGGCCCCGTTGAGAACAACGCGGGTGGGCGGTCGGGCGGCACCAAGAGGAAGCGCAAGTGAGCTGGCTTCCCGTCGTCGTCACCGTCGAACCGGAATCCGAGCCGCTTACGCTCACCGAAGCGAAGGCGCAGTGCCGCGTGGACGGAACGGACGATGACGATCTGCTGACCGATTACATCGAGACCGCCAGAACCCTTGTCGAGCAATATACCGGGACCAAGCTGGTATCGCAGACGGTGGTTATGCGGGCGCGCGACTGGTGCGATCTCTATGATCTTCCGATTGCGCCGATCGCCTCGGTTTCGGGGATCACGTATATCGACCCGGACGGCAATTCGCAGACGCTTTCAACCGACGTTTACGAGACCGTTCTGGTCGGCCTTGAACCGCTCATCCGTCTCAAGGTCAACCAGAGCTGGCCTGCCATCCGCTGTGCTGCGGACGCGATCATCGTGACCGCTTCGGCGGGTTACGCTTCGGTTCCCGCAACGATCAAGCACGCGATGCTCCTGACGATTTCGCAATGGTATGACGACCGTGCTTCCGGGGCGTTGCCTGACGGAGCGATGGCCCTGCTCGCCAATTACCGCCGTTTCTGAAAGCCCTTCGGCAAGGCCCCCGCGTCGCGAGACGCCGTATCCCCCTTGATGGAGCCCAAATCACATGGCTGACCTGACTATTACCGCTGCGAACGTCGTTGCCGGTTCGACCGCAACCGTCGTCGATGGAACCGCAGGCGCTTCGATCACCGCCGGGCAGGTGGTATATCACGATGGCGCGACCGACACGCTGAAGCTGGCCGATTGCGACAGCGGCACCGCTGCCGTTCGCTCGCCCTACGGTATCGCGCTCCACGCCGCAGCGTCCGGTCAACCGCTCGCCGTCCTCACCGCAGGCCCGATCACCATCGGCGCGACTGTCGCGGCTTCGGGCATCTACTGCCTTAGCGCGACGGCCGGGGGAATCTGTCCCGCCGCTGATCTCACGACCGGCAATTACACCGCTGTCATCGGTGTCGCCACGTCAACGACCGTGATCGACGTGAAGATCCACGAAGCGGGCGTTGCGGCTGCCTGATGAACGCCGGCCAGCTCCGCGACCGCATCACCATCAAGCGTGAGACCAACACGCCGGATGGAACCGGCGGTTACGACCGCTCATGGTCAACGGTCGCGGAAGTCTGGGCGAACATTGTCAGCATGAACGGGCGCGAGGCGGTTCTGGGGCAGGTGCTCCAGGGCATCTCGACGTTCCAGATCACCGTTCGGCACAGGACTGACATTGAGCCCGCCATGCAAATCCTGTGGGGCACGCGCGAACTCAACGTCCAGTCCGCCGAGGACAAGGCCGGAACGCGGCAGTGGACCACGATCATTGCTTCGACGGAGGCTCCGCAGGGTGCCTAGGCGGGTTCGCGGCGACCGGGCGTTCATCAAGCTTATCAAGCAGCTTCCCGACGCGGCAAAATCGGAGATGGTCAATCTCCTACAGGAGACGGGGGCGCAAGTCCTGACCGAGCAGAGTGCGCGGGTTCCCAAGCGGACGGGAACGCTGAACCGCGGACTGTCGATGAAGGTTCTGCCCAAGTCGCTGCGCCTCCAGGTCGGGCTTATCGGCAAGCCGATCAACCGCAAGCTGTTCTACGGTCGGATCATCCAGTCGGGCCGCAGGGGGCAGACGGTTCGGGCGCGGCGCAGGGGCGGAAAAACCTACCTGATGAAGATTCGCGGGATGGCACCGCGCAACTTCATTTACCCCTACAGCCGCGAGCAGCTTTACGCGCCGTTCCGCGCCTTGTGGGATCGGGTTCTCAAAAGGGCGGCGGGAGTGAGCGATGAGTGACCTCCTGACCGCAACGCAAACCGCAGTTTACAACGCGCTCAATGTTTCATCGGTCACCGATCTGGCTCCTGTGACGCAGCATGTCATCGAGGACACCGAACCGCCGCTGGTCATCATCGGCGACGTGTCGTTCGAGCCTATCGGTGGAAAATCCGGTGGGCTGGACCGCGCGACGGTCGAGATCGTCACCCTGTATCGCGGCCCCAAGAGGACCGAGCTGTTCGCAATCCAGACGGCGGTTCGTAATGCCCTGGACGGTCAAGGCATTACCGCTTCCGGAGCGCTTCTTTCCGATCCCGTTTTTGTCTCCTCGGATGTCGAGGAGCTTGAGGACGGGGTGACATACATGGGCACGCAACGGTTCGAGACGATCGTTCAGCCCGCCTGAGTTGCCACCGGCAAACCCTTCGGGGGAGGCAAGCCATCACATCAACCCGCCGTGATGGCGGCACATTCCCAAAGATGGAGACAGTGAAATGGCCAAGAAGCTTGGCAATAGCTACCGCCTGTTCATCGGCGACGGCGGCGGCACCGAAGTGTTCTACGAGATCGCCGGACAGCAGGACTTGTCGATCAGCCGTCAGGCGCAGACGATCGACACCTCGACCAAGGACAACTTCCCTTACGGCACGCAGGCCCCCGGCCTGAAAACGCTGTCGATTGCGTTCAACCTGATCCCCGACCTGCCAGATGCGAACGGCTACGCCGAGCTTGAGGCGCAGGCGCTTTCGACCGATCCGCAGCCGTGGAACTTCCAGGTCAAGACCGGCTCGACGGTGGTGTTCGAGTGCGCGATGTATGTCACGGACTTCAACAGCTCGATGGGCCAGAACGACGCGGTGAAGGTGACCGGCACGCTGGTTGCGTCCGCTGCGCCGACCACCGACGAACTCGCGTAACGGGTGACTCTTGGCTGACGAAACGCCGGAAGTCGATCTGCGCGGCGAGATCAGCATCCCGCTGGAGGGGCGCGAATATGGTTTGCGCCCCTCCTTCGATGCGATCAAACGGATCGAACGGCTGACGGGCAAGAACCACGAGCACCTTGCCCAGCAGGCGATCCAGCAGAACCTCACCTATGAGGACATGGGCATTATCTGCGCCGAGATGATGCGCGAATACGGCAAGGCCAATCCGGACGATCCGCTGAAGTCGAGCTACCTCGGGGCAAAGGCGGAGAAGCTGGAGAAGATGATCTTCGAGGAAGGCAAGCCGAAGATCGGCGTGCGCCTCGCGGTTGTCCTGACTGCCGCGTTGTCCGGGGGCTATACGGCCTCGGGGGAAGCGAAGGCGACGGAGATTTAGACGCCGATCCTCGTCGCCGCATGATGGGCGTTGCCGCTTACGCCTTCCATTGGACTGCCGATCAATTCTGGCGTAGCACGCCGCACGAGTTCTTTTCGGCGTATGAAATTTGGCAAGAAGCAAATTCGCCTTCGGATGCCTGATCCTGTTCGGATGCTCGCGCGGGCTTAGCCCAACCGAGCAGGCCGAAGCTGAATATAATATCGCCGTCCAGGGCGATCATTCCGCGACAACGCAATGCACAGAGGGCCGCAAGGTCCAACAGGCATACCAGCACGCGCTCGACCAAGAGCGATTCCAAATCTGGAAAACCCGAACAGATCAGGCGTGCTTGCGCGCCGGCATCAACCGGAGGCTTGGCCTGCCGGACACCTAGAGGGGAGATAGCGCATGGCAACAGACGCCCGCCAGCTACTCCTTCAGGTGGATGCGTCCGTTGCCGTGGCCCAGCGCAACCTCCAGTCCCTCGCGCGGCAAGTCGCCAACGACGCGACCGCGATGGATGCGTCCCTGTCCCGCGTGGACAAGGCGTTCTCGCGGATCGGGAAGTCGGCGGAGGATTCGGCGCAGGCGTTCATCGCCGGGGACAAGGCGGCGAAGGGGCTGCTCGCCTCCATCGATCCGCTGTTCGCCGCACAGCACCGTTACGACACGGAACTGGAAAAGGCCAACCAGCTCTACAAGACCGGCTCATTGTCGGCGCAGGAGTTCGCCAAGGTCCAGGCGGGGCTCAAATCCCAACTGGACAGCCAGATCGGTTCGTTCGGGCGTGTCGGGGGCGCATCGGGGCAGTTGCGCTCCGGGATGCAGCAGCTGTCGTTCCAGATCGGCGACGTGGCGCAGGGTTTCGCCCTTGGCGTGAGGCCCATGACCATCTTCGCCCAGCAGGGCGGTCAGGTCATTCAGACGCTTCAGCTGATGGGCGGCGGGACCAACAAGTTCCTGTCCATCCTCGCGGGGCCGTGGGGATTGGCGCTTTCGGTCGCGACCTCGCTTCTGGTTCTCCTCTCGTCGCGCCACAAGGATGCCGCCGAGAGCGTAAGCGATCTGGTCGCCAAGATGAAGAAGGAGGCGGATCAAGCCTCCCTCAACGAGCGGGCGAACAAGATTTGGGCCAGCTCGATCGACGGTGTTCGCGAGGCGCAAAAGAAGCTTCGCGACGAGATCGAACAGTCGATCCGCGTAGAGGCGATCCAGAACCGCCAGAACCTCGATGCGGCGCAGAAGCGGCTGGAGGGCCAGCAGAGCCAGCTTGCCGACCGCGAACGTCAACTCGCGGGCCTGAAGCAGCGTCGTTCGGGCATCGCGGCGGGGCTAGAAAACCCGCTTATTACGCCGGAAGACGAAGCTGCGATCCGCGCGGCTCTTGCCCGCGTCGATGCGCAGATCGCCAAGGTCAATGAGGATATCGGCAAGCTCAAGTCGGGCATTGTCGAAAGCCAGCGCACCATTCGCGACGCTTCCATTCCGATTGCGCGCGACATGGCTGATGCTGCTGCGAGTGCATCGGCGGCACTGACCCAGCTTTACGATGTGGCGCGGGGACGCATCGAGGAAACCGCCAAGACCAACCAGAAGCTCGCCGACAGCCTAGCACCCGTCGAGTCCGCGCTGGAGCGCGCCCGCAAGGCTTCCGACGAAGCGGTTTCTGCAGGTGCCAGTATCAAGGGTGTTGGGTCGAACATCGTCTCGCTGACGCAGGCGCTTGTTCAGGGCAAGATCGGCCCGGACGCCTACACCAAGAGCGTCAACGCGATGGCGAAGTCGCTGGATGCCGCCGCGAAGGCAGCGCGTGATGCGAAGAAAGGCGTCGGCGAATTTGGCAAGCAGATCGGTTTCGATGAAGCCGCGCAGATCGCCAAGTCTGCCGGACTTACCGTCACCAGCGCCTATCGCTCGACCGCAAAGCAGGCGTCACTCTACAACGATCCGAATGTCAACCGCCCCGGCAATCCGGTTGCGCGTCCCGGCACGTCAGCCCACGAGGGAATCAACGGAAAGTGGGCGCTGGACATTGCCTTTGCCGATGGTCTCACCCCTGAGAAGCTGAAGAAGATTTACGGCAGTCAGGGCGTTTCGCTCACTGCCGTCTATAAGGAAAAAGGCCACTTCCACATTGAGGGAAGCCGCTCCAACGCGGCGGCTTCGGAGCGGTCTGCGCAGTCCGAGCAGGCGCGGCAAATCCGCAACGACAACAGCTTCGAGGAGCGTTCCGACCAGCTCAACGACCAGCTTCTGCAAGCACAGATGGCGCTGGTCGATGATACGCAGCGGCAGGCGGAATATGCGGAAGAGCTGGTGCGCGCCGAAGCGAAGCGCGCCGAGAATGCGATCCAGAACGATGTCGAGGAAAAGAAACTAACGCAGGCGCAGGCCGACATCCTCAAGGGCAAGGTCGAGCAGATCGCGGCGCAGAAGATCGCCAACATCGAAATCCAGAAGCAGATCAACGCGCTTCGCGACCAGGACCAGAGCGACCAGGACAGCTACGAGTTCGCAATCGAGCTGCTGCACAACAAGGAAGCGCTCGCCAAGACCACCAACGAACGCAAGACGATCGAGCTTCAAATCCTCGACCTGGTTTATCAGGAGAAGGAAAAGCACCTCGAAACGCTGAAGGCGCAGGCCGAGCTTGCGGGGAACGTCGCCGAAGCCGCCCGGCTACAGGAGCAGATCAACCGCCTGCCCGCCGAAAAGGCGTCACAGGGGCAGCTCATCGACCAGCAGAACAGGGGGCCACTCCAAACATATCTGGACGACATTCCGCAAACCGCGGATCGGGTCAACGAAGCGCTGCAAAACGTCGAAGTCGAGGGCCTCAACGGGCTGGTCAACGGCATTTCGGCGGTGGTGTCCGGCACGCAGAGCATGGGCGATGCCTTCCGTCAGGTCGCGCAGGACATGATTGCGCAGATCACGGCGATTATCGTGAAGATGCTCGTCCTGAAAGCGATCCAGGCAGTCACCGGCACTTCCGGTGTGCCCGGCATTGGCGGAGGCGGCGGTCTAGGCGATCTCGCAGGGCTTGGTGAATTGGGCGGGGGCGACGCCTTCGGGAGCATATCGGTAAGCACATTCGCGACAGGTGGCGCGGTCGTCGGCCCAGGATCAAGCAAGTCCGATAGTATTCCCGCGATGCTCTCCAATGGCGAGTTCGTGATGAACTCCGATGCGGTGAATCGGTTTGGCGTTCCGTTTTTTGATGCAATCAACTCGGGCAAAGTGACGCCTGCGATGCTCGGCGGTTCCGGCGGAGGTCATGGGGGAGGTTTCAATCCTCTGTCGTTCATCAGCCCCGCGGCCATGATTGCAAGCGGTCACGGCGGCGCACTCAAATCGATGATCCCGTTTGGTCTAATTGGCGGCAAGCTCCTTCACTTCAGCAGGGGCGGACTCGTCCCGCGTGTGCCCAAGGTCTCGGTCCCGGCCAACAGCAACGGCGACTCCCACTACCACATCAGCGTCATGGCCCCGACCACGGGCGACCCGCGAAGGGATCGCAGGACCGCGCTCCAGCAGGCCGGAATGGTGCGTGAGGCCGTGGCGACGGTATCGCGGAAGGGCGCATAATGCACATCAACAAGTCGCTTCCATCGGGCATCGAGGCCGGTGCCCGCCGAAGCCTGACGTGGGACGTGGAGATCGTCACCACGGACGGCGGGAACGAAGTGCGCAACAGCCGCTGGGAAACCCCGCTCCGCTCGTGGGAAATCTCCTACAACAACGCCCAGCTGACCAGCTCGGATCACGCCGCCGTCGAGCAGATGTTCTATGAGACGGAAGGCGGGACGCACACCTTCAACTGGAATGACGAGCGTTCGGGCGATGTGGTGAAGGTCCGGTTCGACGCCGACCTCCAGTTCACCAACACCGTGGGGCCGTTCCACAAGATCGAGAGCTTCACGATCAAGGAAGTGCGCGAGTGAGGACGCTCACCTCCGCGATGCAGAAGCATCTGGCGGGACGGTCACACACCCGCTGCAAGATGCTCCTGCTCGACCTCAACGACGGGACGACCATCGGGATCACCGATCACGACAAGCCGATCCCATACGATATCGGCGACGGGACGGTGACTTACGAGGCGGGGACTGGAATCCTCACTTCGAACGTGTCTTTGGCCTGCGGCCTGGACGCGGACAATTACGAAGTCACCGGCCCCATCGGGGACACGGTTTCGCTCGACGGCATTCTCGGCGGGCGGTTCAACCGGGCGCGGGCAAGGCTGTTCGAGGTCAACTGGAAAGACCTGACGGCCGGAGCGATCAAGATTCTCGCCGGCAACGTGTCGGAGGCGCGGGTCGAGGGCGGCAAGTTCGTATTCGAGATCCGTTCCGACATGGACCGCTTCAACCAGGTCATCGGAAAGGTCATCACCAACCAGTGCGATGCCGACTTCGGCGATGCGCGGTGCGGCGCGACCCCGACAACCTCTGACGAGGCCGTTACCGCAGTCACCGACGCGATGCGGTTCACCGTTACCAACGATGGCGCTCAGGCGGATAATTTCTACAACATGGGGACGGTCGTCGGCCTCACCGGAGCGAATACCGGGACGACGATGGAAATCCTAGACTGGGAGGACAACGGCGACGGAACCGGGACGCTGACCCTGTTTGCGCCGTTGGTCGAGGCCCCCGCAATCGGGGACACGTTCACGCTGAAGAACGGCTGCTCGAAGCTTCGCAAGTCTGACGATGCGACCATGCCGACGTGCCTGACTTACGATAACGTCATCAATTTCAGGGGCTATCCCGAAGTGCCCGGTTCGGACCAGGTTCTTCGGATGCCCGTTCCGGGCGGTGGCGGGAACTGATGCCGCGCAGGAAGAAGCCGACCCGCAACGAGCTGGTCGCCAAGGAAGCGCTCGAATGGGTGGGCACGAAGTTCCATCCACAAGCATCGGTCAAGCAGGTCGGCTGCGACTGCAAGGGATTGGTGTGGGGCGTCGCCCGCGAGCTTGGCTTTCCCGAGGCGGAGAGTTTCTACGCGACGTTCATCGATTACGACCTGCAAAGGCGCGATGGCGTTCCAGGGTCTCTTCTTCGTGAAGGCATGGCAGAGCTGTTCGACCGGGGGGATGAAGCCAGGCCCGGCGACGTGCTCCTGCTGTCGGTCAAGCAGCCCTGTCATCTGGCAATCGTGTCGCGCGAATTGAACGGGCATTTGCGCGCGGTCCATGCGCAGATTTCATCGCGGGCATGGGTCAAGGAAACCCGCCTCGACGCGTTTCTGACAAAATATCGTCTCGATAGCATCTGGAGGTGGCGCAATGGCTGATCCCGTCACCGCCATGATTGTCATGGATGTGGCAATGATCGGCCTTCAGATGGCGATGGCCCCGCATCTGAAAGGGCCGCGCCTCGACAGTCTCGATGTCAGCCTCGCCGACTATGGAACGCGCATCCCCAGGGGATGGGGCGGCTTCAAAATCCAGCCGCAGATTATCTGGGCCGAACAGCTCCACGAAGTCGAGCAGACCGACAAGACCAAGGGCGGCAAATACACGCAATACAAGTATTACGGGACTTGGGCGGTCCTCCTGACGGACACGGAGATCGATGCCGTCGCGGCGATCTGGTTCGACAAGCGCAAGGTGTTCGACCGGACGCGCGTAGGGCCGATATCCCTGGGAGCATTGTTCGGGAAGCTGACCGACAGCAACGGCCAGAAGCTCGCGCAGGGCATCAACATGCGGGTGTATCTGGGCACGGAAACCCAGAACCCGGACCCGCGGATCGAGGCGTGGTGCGAGGACCGTTATGGGACGGACACGACGCCAGCCTATCGCGGCTCGGCCTACATCGTGTTCCAGGAAATCCCGCTGGAGCAATCGGGCAACCGCATCCCGCAAATCTCGGTCGATGTGGTTCGCAACAAGACCGCAGCCTATCCTTACGAGATCGTCTCCCACATCGACAATCGTAACACGTCCAGCGCGTTCTATTCGCCGGATTTCTCGACCCTCGTGTTCGGTGGAAGCTCGCTCGAATGGTGGGACGTTGCATCGCGCACGATGATTGCGGCTGCGGATGTCTTTGCGGGCGGCATTCTCGCGGTCAATGCTGACGGAACGTTCTACTGCGGTTCGTATGGTTTTGGCACGCGGACTGTCCTGGTTAGTCCCGGCGGCGGCGTCACGAACATCGGCGGGGCGATCGGCAACTGCTGGAACCTGGTTGTCGGACTTTACGGTTCGGGTGCCCTGATCTTCAATCGCATTCAATATGCGATAGCGGATGGCGGGACGAGCATCGGGACAATCGATGTCGGCTTCCATCCGACGTGGATGTTCGATGACGTCAACGGCACCAATTCGTGGGCGATCGGCGGGATCGGAGATGGAAGCTTAACCGGCTACACTCCGGGGCTCGGCGTCTACGATTTCGGTAGCCAAGCCGCCGCGATCGTGCCCGGCATCACGACCAGCGGCGCGGCCTACGCGCTGGACAATGGCAACGGCCAGCTGTGCGTGTGGCAGCAGAACCAGCTCTATCTTATCAACAAAGCGACGCTGGCGATCGACGCCGGCCCGGTCGCAACGGGCTCGCCCGCCGGCAGTGCGGGAACCCCTTGGGTCTCGTCACGTCCAGGCGACAAGCAAATCTGGATCGACTGGACGCTTTACGACACCACCGATCTGAGCGTCATTAAGACGGAAAGCCCGAATAACTGGTCGATCCCGCTCGGCACGGGTCACGCGACGGACCCGCTATACGATCCGATCAACGATGCGATGTGGGGCAGCGGGTCCGACTTCAACACGGCGATCAGATACCTTGACCGCATCTCGTCTGACGGCGTGACGCTCGGCGACATCGTTGACGAGGTTTCCGATTGGGTCGGGCTGACGGGGCAGGACACGTCCCAGCTCACGCAACCGGTTTTGGGCTATTCGTTCACCCAAGGGTCGGCGAAGGATATTCTATCCCCGCTTTTGGACATCCATGATGTTGACGCGCGGCCCCATGATTTTATAGTGCAGTTTGTTAATCGGGGCTCTGCGCCTTCCGGGCTTCTGCTCACCGAAGATTTCGTTCGCAGCGGCGACAACCGCTACACCGTCACGATCCAGCAGGATACCGACCTGCCGCGACGGGTGACGTTCAACTTCGCCGATTACGGCAAGGACCAGCAGCCCAACAACGTCATATCCCAACGCCCACTGGACGCGATGGATTCGACGCGAGAGGATACGATCGACCTCTCGACCTATGTGGACACGCCCTCTGGAGCACAGCAGAAAGCCGACCGCTATTTCCGCAGGCTGTGGAACTCACGCGAGCATTCCAAACTGTCACTGACGGCGCAGTGCCTCGCGTTGGAGCCGGGCGACGTAACGACCGTATCGCTCGACGGTGCCTTGAGAAATGTGAGGCTGGACAAGCTCACGCTCGGTCAAGGGACGCTCGACTGCGAGTTAATCAGGGACGAGATCAGCTTCAGCGTATTGAACGGACGCACCGGCCCCGAGCAGGACGGGCGCGACGACGAAGTGATCGAAATCCCCGGCCCGACCAAGGGGATCATCCTCGATGCGCCTCTGATCCAGGACGCCGACAACAGTGTGAACCCGGTGCTTTATTTTGCGGCCGGTTCCTACGGCGTCAGCTGGCCCGGCGCGGGGGTTTACGAGGGCAGCGACGGGACGTTTGACACGCTTCTGGGATCGGTGGCGAGCACGGACGGCGCGACCTGGGGCTTTGCCACAACTGCTCTATCAACGGCCAATCCGAACCTGTGGGATCGCGGCAACAGCATCGACGCGACTATCTACGGAACTTTGACCAGTCACACGGAAGCCGAGCTGGACGCCGATCCGTCGCTCAACCTGATTGCCATCGGCGATTACGGGCGGTGGGAATATGTGCAGTTCACGACGGCGACACTGACAGGCACATCGGCGACGGCGAATACCTATACGCTGTCTGGGTTCAAGCGCGGGCGCAGGGGCACAGAGAGCAACGTCGCCAATCACGCGGCCGGGGATGTGATCGTCGTTCTCGCTGGTGCTGGACACGCTTCGCTGGGAAGCGATTCAATCGGCGAGGCGATGGCGTTCAAGGTGCAGTCGATCGGGCGTCCGCTGGATTCGGCGGGGGAGATCGACCTGACCTATGCCGCGAACACGCTGAAGCCTTATGCGCCGGCAAGGATCAAATGGACGACCGACGGCACCGACATGTTCGGCGAGATCGTTCGCCGCACCCGCGTCGGCGGTTCGTGGAACGGCGGCTCGACCATTCCGCTAAGCGAGAACTCTGAAAGCTATGAGGTCGATATCCTCGACGGGGCCGATGTTTTGAGGACGATCACGGTCACGGGGACGAACACGTTCACTTACACCGGAACCGACATTGCAGCGGACGGCGGGACGGTCGGCGTTCCTCCGTCATACAATGCTTACCAGATGAGTGACGTTGCTGGCCGGGGTTTTGCTCTAGCGGCTTAGCGGCTGCGGGCGGGCTGATTACCCGACAGTTTCAGGGCGAATGCCTAAAGCCGGTGCTACCACCCGCAACCGGCGCTGCGACTAGCACAAAACAGCAGGAAATCATAGCCTATGACCACGCCACGCCTCGGCGCGCCTGAACTCGTGTCCGGGCAAGCTGTCCCGGAAACGACGGTCAACGAAGCCCTTTACTGGCTCGACGCCGCATCGCTTGGCGGGTTCAAGTTCATCGACCGCGACCTTGCGACGCCTCCCGGCTCGCCGTCCCAGGGCGACACCTATCTGGTCGCATCTTCCGCGACGGGAGCGTGGGCGGGCCATGACGGGGATGTTGCGCTCTACATCAACACGTCGTGGAGCTTCGTGACGCCCGAAGAAGGGTTCGAGGCGTGGGTCGCCGATGAGGATGTGAAGATCGCCTACAACGGCTCGGCGTGGGGCATCACGGGCACGTTCGACGGCGGCAATTATGTCCCGACCACGGGCGGCACGATGACCGGCGATCTGGTTGTGCCGGCAGAAGCCTATGGCGCGGGCTGGGACGGCTCCAACGAAGTCCCGACGAAGAACGACGTTTACGACAAGATCGAGACACTGGCCGGAACAATCCCTGGAGCATACACCGACGAACAGGCGCAGGATGCCGTCGCGTCGTTGATCTCTGCCGGCACGAACACCGGCATCGTCGCGACCTACAACGATGCGGGCAATGCCGAGAGCATCGCGGTTGATGGCGCGACCGCAGCTCAGGTGCGGGCTGGAACGGCAAACAAGGTCGTAACCGCCGATGTTCTCCAGTCCGCAATGGCCGTGCAGACGCTCACCGATGGCGCGACGGTCTCGTGGGATATGTCCACGGCGATCAATGCCAAGGTGACGCTCGGCGGCAACCGGACGCTCGCGGTTAGCAATCCCGTTCTCGGCGCAACCTATTCGCTCGGCGTCATCCAGGACGGCACCGGATCGCGGACGATGACATGGCCGTCGTCATTCGATTGGGGCACGACCGGAGCGCCGACGCTCACCACCACGGCAAGCAAGCGCGACCGGATCACCGTGTTCTGCACCGATGCCTCAACGCCCAAGTTCGATGCGTTCCTGTCCGGCAAGGGATTCTCGTAAGTGCTGCCGTTTACAAATGCGGCATTGATGTGCGGGCAGGCGAGCGCGGGCGGCCCGCCCCCTTGGAGCGGAGCGCCCGGTTACATCGGTTCAGGCGCTTTCACAG